TTTAAAAAAAGTTTTCATCAAGTCCTTCTTCTTCTGATTCTATACTACCCCAATTACTTCCTTTTTCATAATCTACCTTGTTTGGCACTCTAAGTTCAACTACATTTTCCATGATATCTTTTATTTTTTTTGCTTGAGCATCATTTTCAACAGAAATATCTAACTCATCATGAAGCTGTATCATAGGAGTTATTCCTTCATCATAAAGATCTGCCATAGCTTTTTTAGTCATATCAGCCGCTGATCCCTGAATTAATTTGTTTAAAGCTTTATAAGTATAAGCTCTTTTTATATTTCCTTGACCTATTTCGTCACATGCTTGTTGAAAACCCATAGCTTTATGCATTCCAAATTGTTTTGGTTCCCACAGATCAAATCTACACATTCTTCCAAGAAGAGTTCTTACTCTACCTCTTTTTTGTGCCCTATCCATAACATTTTTTATAAGTTGTTTTACAAAAGGAACTCTTTGGTGATAATTATTTAATAGTTCAGTTGCTTTCTCAGTATCATTTATACCTAATTGAGTTTGTAATTTTGCCTTACCCATTCCATAAAACAAACCAAGGTTAATAGTTTTTGCTTCTTTTCTTTCTATTTTTGCCATTTTAGCTACAATTTTATGAAAATCTGCTTCACTGCCTTTAGCATTAAATTCTTCTAGTGTAGAGGAAAGACCTGTTATACCAGGAGTCTCAGCAGCATAATGTAAAACTAATCTAGGTTCTTGTTGTGAATAATCAAAACAACCCCAATCACAACCTTCCTCCGGTTGAAAAATAGACCTTATTCCTGCGCCAATATCTGTATAGTTAGGAAGCTGTTGAAGATTTGGATGAGAATAACTTAATCTTCCTGTTACAGTTCCACCTTGGGTCCCTCTTAACTGATGTATGTCCGCATGTATTCTTCCCTTATGTACATAATTTTTTATAGAATTTAAAAAAGTGTTACTAAGTTTATCTACATTTCTGGCGGTAGCAATAGCTTTAATAAATTTATTTTCGTGTCTAGATAAATAATTTTTTGTAAAAGAAGGTTTATTTGTTTTTTCTGTTCTTTCAAAATCACTTATGTTTAAATGTTCACAAACTTTTGCAATACTAGAAGCAGCCCATACCTCTGGGTAAAAACCAATCTCATCTTTTACTCTTTTAAGACACTCATCAAATGTTCTTTTTAGTTTAGCTTCTAATATAGAAACTTGTTGTTCATCTACTCTAACACCATTCCATTTCATGTCTAATATACAGGGAAATGTTCTTGTTTCTAATTTTGCGATAGACTCTAATTCTTGATGAATTATTTCTTTTTTTAATTCTTGCCACAAAGCTAAGGTTATCTCCGCATCTTTTTCTGCATACTCACCTACATACATTGCTGGTAATTTATACATTTCTGCTTTGGCGTCTACTCCCCATTCTTTAGCAGATTGATTTAATATAGTCTCGTTTTTACGCATTCCTGTGTAGTCAAATGATACAGAACTTAAATCATACCTAAATCTATTTTCATTAACCAAAGATGCCATAATCATAGTATCAATAATTGCTCCGTGGACCGTGAGCCCTAGCCTACGTATCCAACACATATCATAAATTGCATTATGAAATATTTTTTTAGAGTCAGTTTTTAAAACATCTTGAAACCATTCTAAAACTTTTTTACGCTCCATATTAGGACCATTTTGATGAGCTATAGGAAAATATCCAACCCAATTGCTAACTGCTATAGCTATACCAACAACATCACCTACACCTCTTGTAGAGGCGGATCCTTTTGTTTTTAAATCAGGATCCCAAGTTTCTAAATCAATTGCTATTTCATCGTATTTTGATAGATCTGGAAAATGTTCCGGACAAACCCATTCTGTTTGCGCTGTAAATAATGATTTTTGCATTATAAATAATCCCTTTCTTTTATCATTTCTAAATAATGTATTGCCTTATCGATGTCTTGTTCTTTCCCTTTCGCTGCATGTCTGCATATATATTTTATAGCTGATCCTTCTGCAAAAGGCAAACGATTTTCATTTATAAATTGGCTTGGTTGAATCTTCATGTCCTTGTAGTGAGATCCTCCTACTTGTTTTTTGTATGCGTTCATTTTATATATATCCTGTTGGTCCTAAGAGAGGAAAAGTATGACTTTTAGTTTGTAGTATTGGATCAAAAATAACTAAAGATTTTTTAGTCCTTGTTACACCTACATAACAACACCTGATTTCCTCGTGCTCAAGTTTTGCTAATCCTGAATTATAATTTTTTAAACCCATAAAACCCCAGTCATTAGATAATATTACAGTATTACTTTCCATGCCTTTTAAACCGTGAATTGTAGACACTCGTATTTTAGATTTTGATAATGTTTTATCATTTTCCCAAGCAAATTTTAAATAACTGTTGTAGTCATCATCATCTTCAAACAAAGCATTTGGCAATTGTTTTGTTTTCTTTCTTTTTGTTGTAAAATTAAAAACTTCATGCCATTCATTATTAATATCAGCTAAAATTTTAAATTCTTCTTGTATTTCTTTAAATGTGTACACAACATTTTTATCAGTAAATTCCGTGGGCCATAAATTTCTATCAGTTAATGCTTTTTTCATACCATGTTTAACTAAACCTGGTTTAAGCGCGTCTGCTAATTTTGATATATAAGGTCCACGAATTCCTATTCCTTTTTTTAACATATCCCAACTTTTAAGAACGTCTCTTACAGAATTTGGAACACTTGATTTAAACGACCCCACATCTTCCGTGTTCCTTTGTTTTTCTTCCCAAATAATACCTCTATCCTTTAAATATCTAACAAAAAGAGCGCATTTAGCCCATGTTCTAGCCATAAAAAAAGATTCTGAGTCTATTTCAATAATACTATCTAATTCAGATAAATCATTTATAGTTGTAAGTTCACCATCTTCATTATCACATTTGTATTTATTACCTAACCTATCTTTATCTGGTATTTGAGATATAATTTTTTGCGCTAAATCATATATTTTTTTTGGTAGTCTATAAGTTTTTTCTAAAAATCTTTTACTTGAACAAGGCCATTTTAAAAAAATTTTTGGGTCAGCACCCTTCCATCCAAAAATAGATTGGTCGTCGTCACCAACTAAAAATAATTCTTTTGTTTTTAAACCTAATTTTGATATAACCTTCCATTCTAATTTAGATAAATCTTGAACTTCATCAACCATAACAACTTCATATTCTGGAAATTGAACATTAGGTACTAAAGCTTTTTCTAACATATCTTCAAAATCAATTAAGTTATTAACTTTTTTAAAATTTATATAATTATTATAAACATAAGCTATTTCCCCTCTTAATAATCTTGAAAATTTAAAATTATCAGTTTGGTCACTAAACTCTAAAACTTCTTCAACAGATTTTTTCATTTGATGTCTTGCTTGTCCTATAAGACTAAAAATTGAAAAAAATTTATTATCCTCCTTCTCAGTCCAAGAAACCATATCATCTATATTGTCAGTGGCTATGTAATTAGGGTCATCTAACATAATCCAATTATCTGGATCTGTTTTAATTTTATTTTTAAATTCTTTTTTTGCTTGAGAAGAAAATATATCCCACTCTGGTAATTTGTCCTTGCAATATTTATGTATAGTCTTTATACTTTCGGCTTGTTTTTTAGAAAAATTTAACTCATCCATACATCTTTCTTGTAAATTAGTAACTGTTGCTTTTGCAAAACCCACCATTAGAAGTTGATCAGGCAGCATACCCCCCTTAAAATAATTATCTATAATTTTTAATATTTCTGTTGTTTTACCACAACCAGGGCCCCCTAATATTTTATATCTTTTTTTATAAGGATACATTAATAAGGTGCCTTATCATTTTGTTCAAAATCTATGCTATCGCCTTTAATTTCCTCTGAATTAAATTTTTTAGAATCTAATACGTACACCCATTTTTTTTGCTCATCATTTATATGTAGTTTTTCCCTAGATATACCTGTTAATTTTTTAATCATTTGATGTGTAATATTTTCTGTAGGTTCCCAATTATTTGTTTTTAAATATTTGTAAAATGGATCAAACATAAATTTAACATGTAAAATTTTATCGATTTCCTCGTGATAAGGCCTACCAAATAAAATTTGTTTTTTGTCTTTTGTTCTTCTTAAATTAAAACAATACAGCTCCAAACTATTTTTTAACCTAACTTGAGGATGACTTTCTTCAGGTGCATCTATAGGTGTTGCTTTTAATTGTAAACTTCTTATCTGCAAATCCCAATTTTTAATTTTAGGAGGAGTTTTACCTGTCTGCTCTGTTGCAGCCTCTCTTGCTAAATCTTGTCTAATAAGTTCTTTAGAGTAAAGCCTGACTTCTTCCCCATTAAAACCTAAATACCATATTTTAGGTGTTGATTTAACATAAGATAAAGGTCCTAAAACTAAGTCAGCATTCCCTGAACCACCTACTCCAAATTTTCTAGATATACATAGTTCTTTATTACAATGAGGTTTCAACCAATCTTCATTACATCTATAAGAATAATCTTTTTTTTCTCTAGAAGAAACTACCGCGGCAACTTCTGAATAAGGTAGACCTTTGCCGGAGGGTTCAAAAAATTTTTTGTTGTACTCACCAACTTTTTCTTTCCATTCTTCATTGTCCGGATATCTTAACTTGATATAACGTGCCATATCTTGTAAAGTGTCGTTCCGCCTGCTTTTTTCTACACCAAATTTAGCTAATGCCTGCATACAAGGTGGACCCTCTTTAAACCAATCCCCAATTTCACCTTCGTCAACATTTGATTTTAATTTTTTTAATTGAGCTGGTGTAGTTTGGTTTTTACTATGCCATTCGAAAAATTCTTCAATAGAAGCCTTACTACCATCTTCTTTTATCATGTATCTTGAAGTATTTAGGGCTTTATAATAAGGTAAATTAATCCAACTACCGGCAGAGCCTTTGTCTAAATTTAAATATTTTTGCACTGGAAAAATTTTATCCGGTTTTTCTACGGCAAATATATTTTTAATGCCATGTAATTTTTCTCTCATTAACATAGCAGGAACTTCTTCCGTCATAAATACATAAACATGTATTCCACCGCTTTTTGACTTGAATGGAACTAAATTTACATTTATACTTTTAATTTTTTTAAATAATTCTTTTACGTCTGGTTTGTAGTTATCAAGATCTATTGCACCCCATTTACATTTACTTTCTCTATTAATCGGACACATCCCTAAACTATCTGCAGTTTTAACACCGTAGTTTGTTTTAATTTTAAATTTTTTACCTAATAAATGTGCTTCCCACATATCTCTTGTGTGTGGATAGCTAGATGTTTTTGAAGTACCTGATTTTTTTCCTTCGCCATCACTTTCGTCAACTATATGGTAACCAAATCTTTCCTCTAATCCTTTAAATATCTGTATAAACCTATCAATCATAATTTTTCGGAAGCCGGTTTAGTCTCCCTAGCCGGCCCCCTGTCTTCCAGTGGAAGTTTGTTAGTACGGTGTATCGGTTTTAGATTTGTCAGTTTCGTGTTTAGCTTGTACTTCACCCTTGCTTACGCTTGCTGCAAAGTTTTTAGCTATTTCATAAACTGCTTTATCCTGTACCGGTCCAACTGTTGACACATCCCAACCAAACCATGTTCCTTTGTCATTCGACATTGAAACAGTTTTTAATTTATAAATGTGGCTATATGTTGGTGGTGTAAATAAGCCATTTTTTCCTTGAAGCTTAAGTCCCATCATCATTGAGTTCCATTTACGACTAATTTTTAATTGAGTCGCTTTCATAGAAATCAAAGCTGTTGCTGGACTCTTACCCGATAACACTACAAAATGATTTGCTGTGTTTTCAATATAATTACCATTAGGCAATCTATCTTTGTAAGATTTATCACGAGTTGTTTTACTCATGATGTCGCTAGATGCTTCATGTATTGCTACCGGAGCACCTTTGCTTTCACCTCTGTCTTGCCATTCTACAAGTTTTCTTGTGTAGTAAGCTGGCAACACATCTATTCCTTTAGCACCGTCATAAATTTCACTTGTGACAGTATTGAGAATCATACCAGGTTCTGCACCTTCGATGTATTTCCCATCCCTTTTATTTACCTCAGGAGATAGTTGTCCTAATACTTTAAGAAATGGTAATGCAAGATCTTCTTGCGCCATATTCTGAGTACCTGCATGTGCATCTGCTTCGAATAAATTCGTTGCTAGAGCACCTGCTTCTTGTTTTTTTGCTACTTCGCTCATGTTTATTGTTTCCTTTTTATGTTTGTTTTATTTCCAACAAAAATGTTGAAAAGTTCCGTTGGCATTTCTTTTCCTGCCTCAATACGTTCACGGACTAACGCTTTCAAAGTCATGGGCTCAACTTTCAGTTTTTGCTGAGGTTGAAACCCTTGACCCTTTGCAAGTTCGGCATAATCAGCCGCCTTGATATCTTCGTTTCGCCCAAAAGATACGGATATCTCGTTTTTGATTATATCTCCTAGGTTGTTCTCACGAAGCCAGTTAAACGCCTTCTCTTTATTTGCTTGAGTAATTGTGGCGCTATAATTTGTTTTAACTTCTAATGAAGATCCATCTGCTAATCTAAGAAAGGACAAACCCATCTCAGACATCATAGTGGGTATAACTTCACCAGATACATGTTCTGATTTTTTTTTTAAATTTTTTATATTTTCTTCTGCATTTTTAATAGACTCTTCTAATTGTTGAAGTGTTTCTACTTGATCTGCTAGAGACTGAATATTTCCAGTCTTCTGTATTACGTTTTCTTGGTCTTCCTCAAAGTTTATCTTGCTCATTTATTTCTCCTCTTTCATATAAGTTTATTTCTATTGGATA